ATTTGACAGTCGGTTTACCCTCGGCCTGTCTACGTTCGTTCTGCACCCAAAGCGCAGAATAATGATTGTCTAATCCGTCCATGGTTTCTCTCCTATGTTTAAACGCTTCTCTTCTACTACGGTCATAAGGGGTAAGCCCCCCTCAGGCGGCAAGCTTAAGCTTGGTAAATGTGACGTGGCCTAGATCCTCAAGGGAATCAATTTGCACGTTATTGGGGTAGACATGCGACACGTCAGCATTGATGCCGATGCCGATCGTTGTCACCCCTAGTCGGGCGGCTGAGGCAACTTGTGCCTTGGCCTGTGCAATGTCGCCTTGGCCGTCAGTCAGCACAAAGCAGAGCCGCCTCTGCTCAGGCCGCCTGTAGAGCATGTTGTGCACGTGCGCGAGGGCGGTCGCGTCATCTGAGCCGCCCATGCCATCGATGGACTCCAAGAGGGTGATCGCCTTTTTGTGATTCATGTTCCAAGGCTTGAGCACCGAGGTGTAATCGTCGAACGTCACAAGGGCGGTCGCCACTTGAGCGGCTGACAGGGTTTCAAGCAGTGCCGCGCATGTTGGAGCGGCTGAGGCCATGCGGGTTGTGCGTGGTGCACCCGCCCTTACCCTGATGCCGTCATACATCGAGCCTGACACGTCAAGCAGAATGACCACGGCAGAGTCGATGCCCTCCTCCTCATATCTGCGCTGAAACAGATTTGGGGTGAGTGAATGCTTGGTCAAGGCACGTACGTTTAAACACTAGGAGAGAAACCATGAGTATCAAACAAACAATTACATCTTTTAAATTATCTGCAACATGGAGCGATGGCAAAACCGAGGGCTTGGCCTCGCATTTGCCTGAGTATTTGTATCAGTATTTACAGGAATACTTTCGGGAGTTGGAAGACTTGAGGGAAGAGCACGACAACGACATGCGCGATGAAGAGTATTCATTTGGCGAAGATGAATCAAAAAACACTGACGTTTAAACATAGGGGTAATTATGGTTACTGTTTATTTTGAGGCCAAGGCGGGTGCTCACGTAGTCGCCCAGTTTGATAACGAAGAAACCTATATGGCTTGCTTACCCGCACTGGAAAAGTTGGGTGAGAGCAAAGGCTACATAGTCACTGAAAGCCTAGACGAAACACTTTTAAAAGGAGAATGACCATGCAAGGCTTAGACAATCATTATTCTGCGCTTTGGGTTGCCAATGAGCGCAAGCAGAAGGCACGACCGCGCCTCAAAACCTTTACCGTGTCAGTGGCCGTTGAAGGCTACGTGGACATTGCAATTGATGCCGCCAGTAGGGAAGAGGCCGAAGCCTTAGCCCTCGACAGGGTAGAGGTACAGGGCATGCTTGTAACTGAATTAACCGTAACTGACGTGGAGCAATGGAAATGAAAACCTACAAAGTGATTGCCTCGCTGACAACGTACTTTTTTGAGTACGTAGAGGCTGAGGATGCAGACCAAGCCTATGACATTGCCAAGGCCATGGATGGGGGCGCATTTATCCCTGTAGACCAAGGGGTGGGGGGTGATTGGGCTATTGACTCGGTTCATGAGGCCGATAAGCCGCCTTGCTTCTATTGTGAGGGTAACTGCCCTAATGACGAAGATCATGCCTGTGATGGGTATCTAGGCGACATTGACGGCCTATATCTTGAGGGGGCTGATCATGACTGACCGCGAAAGGGTGGTCTACCTCACGACCGCACTTAAAAACTTGGCCGAGTCGGCTGATCGATACATTGAAGACGGCTCTTGGATCGAGCACGTGCACCTTGACGTGCAGTTTGCAAAAGATGTTCTGCGCGTAGTGCGTTTAAACAAAGCAGGAGAGCAATCATGAATTTCACCCCTTGGCAAAAGTTGGAGCGTGTTGTGCTCCTGATCAGCGTCATTGTCCTGATGCTTGACCTGTTCTATTGGAGGCCATGATGTTTAAACACATTACCTCTCACCCGTGGACTGTTGGCCGACGGGGCTTGAAGACCAGTAACTCAGTGTGGGGCTATGAGGGTGACCATGGCATTCCGATCGTGGCCGACTGCTTCAGCAAGGGCACACCTATAGCAACTCAAAGGGCGAATGCCCGACTGATAGCGATCGCCCCGCAGATGTATGAAATCATTCAGAAGATGCACGGCAACGCTGAGGCCATGGCCTTGGTGGCTTACATGGAGAAAAGCCATGAAGATTAGAACCCCAAAAGACCAAGACTTTGAGCGCATCTACAAGGCCTATGCGGGGCTGATAGATTGGATCGGGGGCAATGATGTTGATGGACAGGAGACACTGGGGCTACTTATCAAAGCCGCAATGGCCTTGGCCGTGACGAATAATGTCTCAAAAGAGGATATGTTGGAGGTGGTGGGTGTTACGTATGAAATGGAACGCATGATGCGTCCCCCATCAGGCGAAGTGCATTGATGTTCAAGGTCAAGGCAATCACCCATCACGCACCCGATTTTCTCAAAGCCGCTTACAAACACGGAAACATAATAGACCTTATGAACCATGAACGCTTCATAGATATTGGCGAGGCCTACATCACGTATGCCGCGCCTAAAAGTTTCCGAGTTTATAAGATGGGACAACATCGAGTGCCCCGATATTGTGGTCAATACGATTCGATCATGCGTGCAGCTTTTTATGCACGTTTAAACAGGTGACGCTGTCGCTGCTGTCCGCTGCTGGCTGCTGTGGACGTTTAAACAGGGGGCATTTAGCCCCCTTTTTTACGTCAATAATTTTGCGTGATGTAGACGGGAGTTCTATCTCCCATGTACGCACCCAAGATGTTGTATTCAAAGAACTCTTGAGCATCCTCCATGGGCATTGAACGCTCCAAAATATCGAGGATCTTCTGCGTGTCGTATGCAATGACAGGCGATCCTCCCGCACGCTCCATTACCCCGATGATTGCCTGATCGTATTCGGGTTCTGACATAAACAAAAGATCCTGATCCCAAATCTCAGCCAACTCTTCACGTATGTTTAAACGCTCCCCGTGCACCCCAGCTTGAGCTTCAGGTGTGTTTAAACGCTCTGAGCTGGCCAGCTCGCCAGATGAGCTACCTGCAATCTGGTCACTGTTTAAACGATTAGAAGGCATCGAGGTTCTCCGAGTAAGTTCCTGCCGTTTTGTTGTAAAGCATTGTTGTTTCGCCTTGTGTGCCGACCCACCGATAGCGGCACTTCCACACCGCAATTTCCACGTGATGCTCTTTCCTGTGGACTGTAATCCCGCAATCCGTCTTTGCCCACCACGCCATCGATCCCGCGATGGACATTCCGTCAGGCCGAGGTTGCTCCATTCCGTGACGGGTCACCTTAGATGGGTGAGCAATGAACCAAGTGTGTACGTCATGTGCCTTGCAGAACTTCTGAACCCTCGTCAGCATATCGCTGATGGCGGCAGTCTCTGTGCCGTCGCCCTTGGGTAACTCTATATAGTTATATGGGTCAATGACTAACCCTCTCACGCCCATGCGTTTAACTGCGGCACGTGCCCGCTCCAAGATTGAGTCCAAAGTAGATGGCTCTTCGCCATTGGTGTCGATGAACAGAAAATGATCCTTAACGAATTTAAACGCGATGTCCTTGTCCTGCTCAGACATCCTGTCTTTGCCTTCAAAAAACCTACGCTTGGTGTAGATCTCCATGAGCCTACTGATATGGATCTCAGGCTGATTCTCAAATGAACATACTGCGAACTTCCATTGATGATCACGTGCAAGGTTGACCATGATCTGATCAATGAAGTTGGACTTACCTGATGAGGGGTAGCCCGTTACAACAGTGAGTTGTGCTGGTGCGACTGTGTAAACGCTATCGACTGATGAGTAACCCGTTGAGAACCCCTTGCCCGTTCCCTTCGTATACAAGTCGTTTAAACGATCAAAGTATGTCCCAGCATCGCTGATTCCTGAAATCGGATACGCAGCGGCAGAGTCTATGACTTTAAACACCTCACCAGTCCGTGCCGGGTCGTCAAGATGTACCTCGTTTAAATCCTTTTTGGCAAACTTAGCCAGCCGACATTTCTCTTTGCCGATCCTTCGGGCAAGTTCTTCTGCGAGTGCTTGCCCTGCGTTGTCCTGATCCGTGGCTAGGACTACGTAAGGTGCGGCATCAATGATCTCTCTTGCGTTCCATACATAAGCAAACTTCTTATCCTCGGAGGGCAGAACCTTGCCATCAGCCACCTTGATTGGAGCACCTGATGGCACACTCACTACGTTCTCTATGCCTAGTTCGAGGAGGGTCAAGCAGTCTATCTCCCCCTCTACGATGATCAGAGGCTCACCCTTCTTGACCATATCAATGCCAAAGAAGTCATGAGCACCGCCTGAGTCTTGGGTAAAGTCTTTGTCGGGGAATGATCGGTACTTGGCCGCGACCAATGCACCGTTGCGGAAGTAAGGAAAGCCAATTGCATCTGCGCTTCGACCTAACTTACCAAAATACTTCTCTGATGCAAACAGCTTCATCTTGTCTGCTGTCTGTTGTGAAATGCCCCGCTGCTGTAACCAGTCGTAGTGTAAACGCTCTAGTTTGTTTGAAACAATCGTTGGGTTGGGAACTGCTGACAATTTTCTCTCCTGTTGTGGTTGTACTGAGCCGCTTGTCTGGCAATGATGGCAGTGAAACACGACCGCCCCGTCTTCTTTGCGGGTTAGGGTCATGTCCTTTGAGTTAGCCTTCTTGCGTTCTGTCGAGCAGTAAGGGCAAGCTACCCTCGTTGACTCGTTGAAGTGGAATTGCTCCACGAATTGGGGAGTCATTTCATGCTGCCGTCTGGGTTACGTTTAAACGAACGGTTGGCCGCAGCCGGTTTCGCTCGTAGGTTGCTGATGACCGTTGTCCCCCCCTTGCTCAAGGGTTTTTTGTGGTCAACGTCTTTGCCATCTCCCTTATGCACTACGCCTTTTGCTTCAAGCATTCTGCGGGCTTTGTTTCTCTGCGCTCGTTTCTTCTTAACGGCCTCAGTGCCGTCGTAGTTTGCGTATTCTTGTTTGTAGTTTCTCATGATTGCTCCATGAATTTAGGCAGAATCCAAACAGTGGCATTGCGTCCGTTGACCATCTTTTCTCTGCGGCCACTGTCCACAATTAAACCCTTGTGCATCAACTCAGACCTACGTGCGCGGAAGGTCGAACGATGCGTATCAAAGTACATATTCATCTGCTCATCCGTGAAGCCGTTGGGTTTAGTCTCGGCATATAGCATAACTTGAATCTGTATCTCCCGTAAGTCAGGATATACGCTAATTGCCGCTTGAATTGACGTGTCAGTTGCATCACGTCTAAACATTTTTCTTAAGTTCTCAAAATCCATTTCTCTCTCCTAGTTGAAAATTAAAGTTCTAATTCGATTTGCTCAGGTGCGGTGTAGTTCTCGATTGGTACTCCTTTGTCCAGTTGGTTAATAATATCTTCCTGTGTTGCGACTCGTATTGTCATAATCCCTAATGACACATGCGCTATCGCTTGTCTGCGGTTGGATGCACGGATCAGCCTGACCTGATCTCCTACGCCTATCGTGTAAACACGTTGCTTCATGTGTTGCGTTCCTTGAGTTTTTGTTCTGCCCATTGAACTGCCAACTCCCATACTTGGATTTCTGCGGTGTTGAATAACAAGCCGTTCTCAAGCACACGCTTGCCGTCCCGCTCCTCATCCGTCAGCCCTACCCATCCACGCTCAGGCAATGGATGCCCTGCTTGTTTGTAGGCTTCATCACGCCACAGTTGTGCTCGTTGCCTGTGGTACTCACAGTTTGGGCAGTCGTTCATGCTTTCCCCTTGTTTAAATACCAATGCCATCTGCGCTTCTTTGCAATGAAAACAAGTTGTTGCCCAATATAAAACTCAATGGGTATGCCTTGCTTCTTGACCGCCTCAAACTCAGCCGAACTTAAAATGACCTTGCCAACCTTGTTCTGCCCTCTGACTTTCCTAACAATCATGTTTCTCTCCTGATATATTTTTTTACAAACGTTGGGATGTCCTTGTAGTAATACCATTTGTAATTGCCTTTAACACACCATTTATTCTTAGACACCGCCACGATGTACCTTCGGTTGACTAGCAAGCCATGCTCGTCCTGATCAACCTGACATCCTTGCTCCAATAATGCAATCTCCAACTCCATTCTGCGTTGTGGATTACTGTTGAACACATCCTTGTCTGCGGTGCGGTCTAGTTCAGCCTGTATCCCTGCTTGTAATGCCTTGATCCTTGCCTCTGTATTCATCTTCTCTCCTTATAAGCGCCCCTTGTCGGGGCTTTTGCTATGTTTCACCCAAAGACCCCCCTACCCCAAGCATGGAGTACGGAGGAGTTTGGTTTCACCGCCTAACGGCATCTGCATGTCAGCGTTAGCTGAACCCCTATGCTTGCAGACTCGACCAGCACCGTGGATTATTCGGGAACTGCCCCCTAGCCTTACGGCATACCACGTAACCCTTTGCTTCCACGCAGGCAGATTTCTACCCCTTAGTAACGTCTGGAGTACGGTTGTCGTAGGAGGAGGAGGAACTAGGTCGGCTCACATAAAGCAGTGGTGCTTTAGCATTTCGTCCGATGGTTACATCTGTGGTGGCGCTAACCCACCACCCGACCTAGTTCCGAAAACAAAAAAGCCACTTACAACTGCCCCGTCGTAGTTCCCCAAAACGGGGCGAGGCATGTGTAAATGGCTTCCAAGTGTTGACTACGACGACAACGATTGAATTATAAGCACAACTAGTCTGGTTGTGTCAAGCGGTATCAAAAATATATTTTCGGCAATAAGTACTTTTTAGCGTATCCGGGGTGCGCCGCAAGCGTTTAAACATCAACAGCGTAACCCGGCGGAGCATTTTTATGCGTTTAAACACCAACAGCACCGCCTTTACCGCCTTTTGTACCTGCAATTTCAAAAAAGTGTCAGTAAACAGTACTGACGATACTGACGAAACTGACGAAACTCTTTATAATGAGGCTCACTCTCTCCTCAGCAGTTGCCTTTGTTGAGTTTGCCCCGTCTGGTTCGCTTGGCGGGGCTTTTTTTTGGCGCTACTTCAGGGATCTTCTCAATGATCATCTCTGTGCGGGGGTTCTCAGGGTCTAGCCCCCAGTAGCAATGCCTCTCTTTAACCTGACGATCGTTCTCATATATAAGACCCTGCATCAGGTCTAGGATCAGGCTCTCATCCAAGTCGGGTCGCCTTGAGGCGTAATAAATATGCAGAGTAATCCGCAGATCCCCTGTCATTAGTGTAGCTAACGGCTTGCACTGTTGGCTAAAAACATCAGAGTAACTTAATGCTTTAGCAGACTTAATCAGTCTGGACATACCACCGAAGCGTACAACCCTCCTCGAATTTGCTTTCGAAGCTGGCTCACCAAAAATAATTTGTGATAGCACTTGCAATTCTGATGTAACATCACTATCATTGTAGTTCGGATTCATAAACAACCTTGGAGAGAAGATGAAGATAACCAACAAACAGAATCTGCCCGCGCCCATAGTGGCTTTAGTCTCACGCAACTACTACAGTAAGGGCGCTTCACAGTATAGCGTTACTGAGTTAATGTCGCCACCAAAGATTAGAAGGTTACGCGAACAGTACGATGGCGAGATGGAGATTGACGTTACCAAAATGATTGCCTCTCAGCTAGGCACATTCATGCACGGCAAGCTTGAAGCTAAGGAAGTCGAAGGCTACACCAACGAGGAACGCATCTTTACTGAGGTCGATGGCGTGGTGATCAGCGGAGCGATTGATCTGCAACAACAAGTCGAAGGCGGGGTCGTGATCATTGATTACAAGTTCGTCAAGGCTTGGTCAGTCAAGCAAGGCAAGGATGACTGGACAACGCAGTTAAACATTTACAAGTGGCTAGTGGAATCAGTAAAGCGTGTGCCAGTCAAAGGCCTACAGATCTGCGCGATTATCAAGGACTTCTCACCCTACGACACGTCAGAGGGCTATCCCGAAGCTGAGGCCGTGATGATTGACATCCCAATGTGGGACTCTGTAACCACAGAAGCCTACGTCCGTAAGCGTTTAGAGATGCACCGCAACGCCAAGGTGAATCATGAATTTGGTGAAGAGCTACAGGCTTGCACCGATGAGGAAAGATGGATGAGTGAAACCGTCTTTGCTGTGAAGAGAGAGGGACGCAAATCTGCGATCCGTTTATTTAAAACCATAGAAGAAGCCACAGAGTTGGCAGAAAAGGAAAAAGGCTATGTCGAAACCCGCCAAGGAGAACCCAAGCGATGCACAGGAGATTTCTGTGGAGTCAGCAAGTGGTGCAAACAGTACCAAGGGGAAATCAATGTCACCGCATGATTTACTCAAGCTCAACGTTGGAGCACATACCGAGAAGAAGAACGGCCTCACGTACCTATCATGGGCGTGGGCATGGGCTGAGGCTCTTAAGGCTGACCCCACTGCGTCATTTATTGTGCATACATTTAATGACAAGCCTTACATGGATGTGAACGGCACAGGCATGGTTTGGATCACCGTCAATCTGTTCGGCCAAGGCCGCACTTGCATGTTGCCAGTGATGAACCACCGCAACCAACCCATCCAAAGCCCTGACGCTTTTCAAGTCAACACGGCCATCATGCGATGCATGACCAAAGCCTTAGCCCTCCACGGCCTTGGCCTGTACATCTATGCGGGCGAAGATTTGCCTGAGTCGGACGATGCCCCTACCACCATGGGCGAATTGACTAAAAAGGAAGATGGGCCGAAGTACGAGAAGATCATTACCAAGACCGCACCCAAGGTCAAAGCACAACCCACCGAATGGGATCCCTCGGATGAGAGCCGCAAGTTCTTTGTCGAGTCAATGATTGAGTGGACATCCCACTGCACCAACGTAGCAGGTTTAAACAGCTACTGGAAGAGCAATGAACTTCAGCTTGATTCGCTGAAGCTTACGCACCCTCCTCTGTACGAGGAGGTTCTTAACCGCTTCAAGGCATTGAAGCTTCAACTAACTGAGGAAACAAAATGAGTACCTACCCAAAGAGAACCTACGACAAGCCTTTTGAGACACGCCCTGACTCAGGCAATCTGTTTGCCGAGCCAGTCAAGAAGACTACCTTGTCTCCTGACTACTCAGGCACGATTGCCCTTAACCTTAAAGACATGACCAATATCAAGACTGAGAACGGCCTGACCATCGTCAAGCTATCCGGTTGGAAGAACGTCAGCCCAACCAGTGGCAAGACTTACTTGGCCTTGAAAGTAAACCGCTTTGTACCGGAAGAGCAAGGCGGTATCCGTCAAGAGAACCAAACCCAACAATTCCCTGTCGATGACAACGAAGTCCCATTTTGACCACATAGGAGAGAGAAATGTTTTCTAGAAAAATTAGAGAGTACAAATTAGCAAACCCTAACGCTACTGCTAAAGAAATTGCCGAAGTAGTTGGAGTTAGGGTTAATTATGTATATCAAGCACTGAGATTCAAACCTACCAGAAGCACCAAAGCAAAAGCGGAAAAACCAATTACCAAACTTACCTTAGCAACTGCCGGTCAGGAGTTGCTGCGTAAAGAGATTTTGCGTTTAAACCATGGGATGGATACGTGGGAGCGTACATGTGAATTGCAGGAGCGCAGAATTACTGCCCTCACCGAACAGTTGCGGGAAGCCAAGCTTCATCATGGCGGCCTTGAGTATGTGATCTCTTACCTTGAGTCCCGCCTTGGGATCAAAGAACAAGATGGCACTACAGTTTGAAGCCCGTAAGGTAGCGCTCAAGCAAGACCGCACTGGTTTTATCTTGACGCTTTCTCTGCACCCTGACGAAGTACCGGAAGAGATTCTGCGTGACTTTGTTGGGGCTAGGTATGCCTGTGCGGTGGTTCGCATCCAAGATGATGAGTCACCCACGCCATACGACAACCGAGTTCACAAGGCTGGAATGCTTTGCCGTGACCCTGACTTCCAAGATTTCCTGTCATGCGACAACGAGATAGACGCAACCCACTTGCTGTCTAAACGCTGTGGTATTGAATCAAGAACGGAGCTTCATGGCAACGTGGAAGCCAAAGCTAAGTTTGATTTACTTATCCGTTCATACGAGAAAACGAAGGTAATCGATGACCCATTTTAAGAAGTTTAAACCGTTCATGACGTATGTGTCGGAAGACGAGCATCTACGCATGAAGAAGTTTGCCAAGCTTAAGAAGATCACGATGGCTCAAATGATTCGGGAGGCGATTGACAGTCGCCTGTCTACTGGGGATCCATACACCGCAGGATTTAATGCAGGGATTGACAAGGCTATAGCCGTGGTCAATCAAAACAATGCGGCCAAGATGAGATTCCCGTCAGGTAAATCATTTGCTGAACTGATTGTTGAAGAGCTTGCAGTCGAACGCAGACTGGAGGTTCCACATGAAACTTAGTGGAACAAGAAACCAATGCAGAGCATGTAATGAATACTTCTCAAGTAACGAGTCGTTTGACATGCACCGCATTGGCGAACATGGTAAAGACAGACGTTGTGCCACCCCTGAGGAAATGTTAGCCAAGAAAATGGTTAAGAGCCAACGGGGGTTTTGGCTTAGACGTGAACGCAAGAAAGAGACATATGAAAATTACACCGTATAACACTGGCAAGGTCTTGATTGGATGCATGTAATACCGCCTCGAGGTTACGCCTGAGGAACTGTGGATTCAGTCCACGCTACTGGGCGACTCCCCTCATAACGAAGATGCGGTTTGGTCTTGCATCTGCGGTTTGGCTGTAGCTGCGATTGTTCTTCTGATGAATGTTTACACACCATGAAAAACAAAGTTATTCTGGAATTTGAATATCCGGATGATGAGAATAAACTTATGTTTGCCATCAAAGGTGTAGACATGTACGCAACACTGGCCAACATCAAGCTGGCCATTACAAGAGAGTTTAAACACAAGGCAGACATGGAAGCCGCGTTGCTGCGAGTGAGAGAACTGACGGATGAAATGTTGGCCGAACTAAATAAATAAGGACGCATATGACTGCCGCATATTTTGAAGATCATCCAACAAACCCTGAGAAGGTTATCTTGCGTAAGCCACGGCATAAAAAAGTATGGCGTGAATTGACGGATCAAGATATTCAACGAGGCTTTAGAGAAAAGTGCCGTCATTTTGATCATTGGTTTGACGAACGAACATTTATTATTGCTGCTTATTGGGCGGCAGAAAAACTCAAGGAGAAGAATACATGAAGCCAATTCAATTTGAGATAGATGAGATACCTCAGTCAGGCACGATTGACGCGGATGGAAACTTTAAGTTTTACATTTACGCATCAAACTATATTGAAGAAGACTTCTCAGAGGTAATTGCAACGGCAAGGGTGCTTTGGGATTTAGAAACAGAGGTATCCCTCAAGGTGCAGATTAAGCTTAAAGATGTCTACGAGAACTTGTATGACATGCATAACGCCCAAGGCAAAGTTCAGAAGGAAGACACGCCACTGTTTGAATCCCTACGCAAAGATTGCCAGTGGATCATCGACCAAATCAACGCCTTGGAGATGAACACATGAGAGGCACTGGATTTGGAAATGTTCTTGCAGGCAACATTGCGGCTCTCAGGGGACAACAAAGAAACGAAAAGCGCATGAGCCAAAAATGGAAAATGTGTTGGAAATGCCAAAAAGATAAGACTCCGGTTGGCGGCTATCTTAGGATCACGGCAGGGCTACACAAGTTTATTTGTAAGGATTGTATGGATGCAAAGGAGAAAGCAAATGGCAAGACTGAGTGAAACCACGGCAAGACAAACCATAGGCATGATGCGCTCAATCGCAAGCCACGTACCGATCAGTCCATTTCATTTAGAAGCGGCCAAGGACATGGAGAAACTGCTTGAAGAAGTCCTGCAATACAGGGCGTTGATCGATGCTAAGACTTTATCAAGCGACCACAAAAGTTTAAAACCAAGGAGTAAGAAATGATTAAATTAGTTTGGGATGAGGAAATTGGGGAAGGATCTGTAAAGATTGACAAAGAGTTTGTCACTGCCCCCCGCATTGTGCAGTTGGATGCTTTAGTTGATTGGATGGCAGAACTAAAAGAAATCTATGAATCTATGTTGGCAAAGCCATGAGCGAACCTAGTTTAAACGTCTGGGAGAAGGCGCTGGGATGGCGCAAGCGGCAGATGATCATGAAGCAACTTGATCCTGTAAGCAATCAGATTAGGAACAACACCTTGGAAGAGGTGGCTAAAGAGTTTGATGCAATGAAAAACGGTGGTAACACCACGGCAAGCTTTGCCGCTTATGTAAGGAGCATGAAGAAATGATTGGGTTTGTGAAGCAACAGTTAGATTTAAGTGGGATGCAGCCCAATACGCATCAGTTTAAACAGTGTGGTAAATGCCAGCAGGACAAGCCCCCGGAAGGCGGTATCCAGATGAGTTTAAACAAATGGTACTGCGCTGGATGCTGGACACTTAGGGCTACACGGAGGCCAAAGAATGCCTAGACCTAAACCAGAAATGCCACTTAAAGGCCGCAACATGCGTATGTCTGACCTTGAGTGGTTGATGTTTCAAGAACTGGGCGGGGCTGACTGGCTCCGCAAGTTTGTAAAAACCAAGGCTAAGTTTCCAACCGCTTACTACATGTTAAAACTAAAGGAACAAAATGATACAACGAGCAGATGATTACCAAATAGATGGCCGACATTACAAAGACATGGATATGCAACCATGGTCTGTGATGGAGGCAGTACTAACGCCTGAAGAGTTTGTAGGATTCCTCAAAGGCAACATCATTAAATACGCCATGCGACAGGGACATAAGGACGGCTCTCATGATTCCGAAAAAGCCCGTC